CCGCCACCTGATCGAAGGCAGGCGCGCGACCCCTTTGACCCCGTCGACGATGACGAGGTGATTTGATCCTTCCGTTTTGGAAGGGTGGCGGAAGGATGTCTGGAAGGTGCGGGGCGCGGATTTCTGCGCCTTTGGAATGATTGGAAGGGTTGCCGAGATACCATCACACACATGCGCGCGCACATGCGCACGGGCGCACGCAAAGGAAGAATATCAAAAACCATTCCAATCCTTCCAACCCTTCCAAATGATTGAATAAGATATTGAGTAATAAGGAATAAATGAAATGAATGCTGGCCGATCATCCTTCCAAGTCCCTTCCACCATCCTTCCACCTCCGGAAGGCAGCGACTGTTGGGGCTATGGTGACGTGGAAGCGGCGCTGGTCGAGGCGCTGCAGCATTGGCGGCGCATGCCGGGCAGCGGCGGATCGCCATTCGCTGCCGATGGACCGTGGCACCTGATCGTGCCCGACTGGAATGATTGGGGTGCGCATGATCGCGAGGCGCCGATGCCGCGCATCCCGCTAACCCGCGATCAGGTGTCGCGCATGCAGGCGGTCAGCGCATGGATCATGTTCGTGCCCGAGCGCGACCGCAGGCTGGTGGTGCTCGCCATCCGTCAGCTCGCGGCGGGCGCAAAGCGAATCGACTGGATCAAAATCCGCAAGCCGATGGGTGTGGCGCTCGGCGCGGATGGTCTGCGCATGCGATATTCGCGGGCCATCACTGCGATTTGTGTGCAGCTAAACGGCGGCCGCCGTGTAAAATCTGAACAGCGCCCCGCTGCGCGCCCAGCTCAAAGCTTAGGGCAACGCGTCAAGCCGTAAAATCGTCATGACGCAAAATAAAGGGTGTTCGTTACACGGGGTCAAAAGGGGTATCCAAGCGATAGCCTGGGGCGAAGCTGCGGCGGCGCCTCATAGGATCGGAGCGATGGGGGGCTATCATGTCACGCTGACACGCCGACGGGTTCGGGTTGGGTCCTTCCCGGCCCGGTTCCGTATGCGGGGCGCAAAGGCGGATGACGTGAAAGAGTTTGGTTTTTTCGCGCAGCCTATTGTTTTTGTTTCGGTTTCTGTCCGATGATCGTGTCGCTCGGCGAGCTGGCGGCGATCCCTGGACTGCCTTCTGAGCCGACGCTTCGGAAGCTGATCGAGCAAAATGCCGACTTTCCCGTGATCTCACGGGGGAAGAACGGGCAGTCATACGAATTCGATCTCGAAGCGACGATCGCCTTCATCAAGGATCTGCGGCGCCGGGAAGAGGACGAAGCGCGGGCGCGATCGGAAGAAGTTCGCCAGCTCGGCCTTCAGCTGCTCGGCGACGACGCTCTGGCCGCGAGCGAACGCACGGTCGGGCTTTCGCCGACTGAGCGAAAGGCGATGCTCGAAGAAGAGCTGCTGGCGACGAAGCTGGCCGTTCAGCGCGGCGAGCTGGTGCGCAAGTTGGAAACGGAAGCCGCGATCGCGCAATTTGTGCTGTTGGTCGCGGACAAGCAGGTCACCTTTTCAGCCCGTCTTGCAAAGCGGGCGGATATCAGCCGCGACCTTATCGCGGTCATAGATCGCATGATCGAGGCGGATCGGAGGGATATCGCCGCCGCCATGGAGCGAATGAGCAATGTTGCACCAGCCAGTGAGGGCGATCCCGCCCTTTGAGGATGGTGCCGCGCTGATCAGGCGGGCCGCGAAGCTCATGCGGCCGAAGGAAAATTTAAGCGTCAGCCAATGGGCTCAGCGATTTCAGGGTTACGATCCTGAAGTCCTGCCTTGGCAGGCGGAAGTTATGGACGCGCTGGGCGCGCCCGAGACGGCCGAAGTCGGGCTGCAAGGCCCGGTGCAGGCGGGCAAATCGGAAATCGGCCTGGCCTGGATAGGCTGGTCGATCGAGCATGATCCCGCCGACATGCTGGTCTGTCAGCCTGATAAGGCGATGGCGCAGGACTTTGTTGTCCGTCGCGTCGGGCCAATGATTGCCGGCACGAAGGAAGTTAAGGCCGAGCTGCTGCCAGCGGCGAACGCGGACAACACGTTCCTGAAGCAATTCCGGGGCATGTTGCTCACGACGATCTGGCCGGTCGCCGCGCAGTTCCGTGCCCGTCCCGTGCCGCGGGGCTGGCTCGACGACTTCGATCAGATCGATGATGATATCGAGGGGCAAGGTTCCGCGATCGCGCTTCTCGAAGGCCGCGCGACAGCCTTCGAGGGGCGCGAAACCAAGTTCGTTTCATCCTCGCCGAACAAGGGTGAGGGCAAGGGGATCGAAGGATTTTGCGCCGGCGGCAGTGACGAACATCTGCAACCGGCATGTCCGAGCTGCGGAGAGCGCATCGCCATCGACATGATGCGCGATCTGCGCTTCGATCACGCCGCCGGACTAGATGAAGCCGAGCGATCGGTGTTTGTCGAGTGCCCGGCCAACGGCTGTATTCTTGAGCCTGGCGATAAGCGCAAGCTGATCGACAGTCTTTCACACCTGCCAAATCATGGCTTCGTCGCGCGAAACCCCGGCGCTGGAAAAAGACGCCGGGGTTTTTCGGTCGACGGACTGCTGGCCTTCACCAGCTGGGGAAAGCTCGCCCGCCAATGGCGGGAAGCCGAGATCGCCTGGGAGACGATGCAGGACGAAGCGCCGATGCGCACCTTCGTCAACACCAAAGCGGGCAAGAATTACCGCTCGAAATTCTCGGGCGAAAAGCCGGTCGATACGGCTGATCTGCTGGGGCGTCGCGAGAAAGGCTGGAAGGCCGGCACCGTACCCGCTGGGCCGAAGGTCATTGTCGTTACCGTCGACGTGCAGCACAATCGCTTCGAATGCGCCGCGGTCGGCCATGGTGCCAATCGCGAATTGTGGCTGATGGACCGCTGGTCGATCGACACGCTGGCGGACGGGCTGACAACGCTGCAGCCGCTCAAATATCGCGAGCATTGGGCGGCGCTACTGCCGCTCTTCTCGCGCCGCTGGAAGCTGGCGGATGGATCGGGACGCGACGTGCCGGCGCTGACGGTGGCGATCGACGCGCGCGGCGGCGAAAGCGACCTGGCGCTGGGCTTCTGGCACATGTGTGTGGCGGCCGGCATTCATCCGAACCGGGTGACGCTGCTGCAGGGCGGTAACAGCGCGAAGGCGCCGCAGATATCGCCCGCCCGCCGGTCCGATCAGAAGCACAAAGGCGGTCAGAAGCGGAATTCGCCGGGGGTGTGGACGATCAACACGCACTGGCTGAAGAACATTATCGACGCCATGCTGCGGCGGGAAAAGCCGGGTCCCGGCTATATCCATCTGCCGCAGAATCTGGCGGAACAACATGCCGACGAGCTGACGGCCGAACAGCTTGTCAAAGGCAAATGGGAAAAGATCAGGGCGCGTAACGAGACCTGGGATTTGCTGGTTTATGCGCTCGCCGCGATCTTGCGGCGGCCGTTCGCGCAATCCCGGCTCGATATGCGGTGGGTCCCGGCGGATTTCCGGGTGCCCGACCCGATCAGGATTGAACAGGCGGCAGAAGAGCCGGTCGAACCGACCGTCGACGAAGTCGCCAAGCCGCTTACGCCAGCTCCGCGCCGTGCCGCCGTCAAGCGGCCGCAGCGTTCAGCGGGTTGGATGGGCCGTCTGAAACGCTAGGAGATACCGCCTTGGGCATTGCCGACCGCGTCATCGCTGGCGACAGCATTGCGCTATCCGAAACTGATGCCGCCGCGAATTATCCCGTCGGCCAGGGCTGGACGCTGCAATATGTTTTCGCGCGCGAGCAAGGCGGTGCCGCGCCTGCTACGCAGTCGCTCGATGCCAATGGCGAAGGTGCTGTTGCAGCGGCCGTAACCGCGGCCTGGGCGCCGGGCCGCTGGATCTGGTCGCTGCTGGCAACCAAGGGCAGCTCTGTCCGGGTCACGATCGGCCTCGGCGGTTTTACCGTCGCGCCGAATCCCTTGGCCGCGACCGCCGCCGATACGCGATCGCAGGCCCGCCGAACGCTCGACGCGATCGACGCGGCGATCGAGAATCGGGCCAGTGCCACCGATCTGAAGGTGACGCTTTCGGACGGTCGCGCGATCGAGCGCATTCCGCATAGCGAGCTGCTGAAGCTTCGCGAAGTCTATGCCCGCAAGGTCAGCGCTGAAGAGCGCGCCGCCGGCGGTGCCCGTTCGCAACCGCGCTATCTGATGAGCTTCTGATGGGCTGGTTTGACAAGTTGCTCGGCCGCGACGCCGACGCCGCACCGCTGGCGCCAGTGGTGATCGAGCAGAAGCGGATCGCACGGAGCCGCCCGCCTGCAGCGAGACGATCGCTGCAGGCG